TAATATGAAACTTAGAAAAGCAATTGAAGTAAAACAAAATCAGATGTATTCTGATCACAGTCTAGCAATAATAATAGAAGATGCAGCTAATCATAAAAAATGTAAAGCATACGTAAATGTAGAACTAGTTGAACCAGAACAGATAATTAAGTTAAAAGAACTTGGCTATAATTTATATAACTCAGGTAGCATGTTAGAAATATCCTGGGAATACGCAGAATATGACGGATAAAGAATGGACATCTTTTGTAGATGAAGGAGAGGTAGATATTGATTTGCTAAAAGGTATTGCTATAAAAATAAAATATCAAATAGATATCAATGACAGAGAAGTTTCTGTATATCAAGCATATGGAGAAAAAATAGAAGAATTATTATTACAAATTTAAAATGTTATGAAAGCAAAAGAAATTTCAGAAAAAGTAAAAGCTATTTTTTATCAAGATAAAATTTCTAAGATGGACATAAAAAAAGCTTCAGTACTAATAGATAGATATAAATCTATTAAAAAAGTAAAATAATGAGTAAAAGAACAAGAGTAAAAGTAAGAAAAGCATGTAGAAAAGCAAAATACATACTTAAAGACATGGCTAAAAGTGCTGCCTACGCAACAAAGCATTAATAACTTCACATTCAAATCACAAAATTATGTACGGAATATATATTGTAAAACCAAAACCATTAGAAATGACAAGCAATGAAATTGAAATGATAAACCTTGATGATGACGCATTTAATGATTCAATTAATAATCTTTTAACATCAAAACATTAATATGCAAGTAGATGTAATTTTTAAAATTCAAAAAGATATTTTAGAAGGCAAAAAAAAATACAATGGAATTGATTTGCCTGAGGGTCAAAAAGCAGGGACTGATTATCAAAACAAAAGCTATGCTTTCAAACAAGCACAAGCATTTTATCACAAACATAGAAAAAATTTAAAATAATATGCAATTAACAATTTTAAAAACAATGTTAGATCAGTATTACGGATTTGACATTTTAACAAAAACTAGAAAACAAAAATACGTGTACGCAAGAAAAGTGCTGTTTAAGTTAGCAAATGAATTAGGTTTTGGACCTACAGAAATAGCTTTAAACTTTGATACATCACACGACTTGATAATACATCACAACAATACGTTTGGAGATGTAGAAGGAATAGATTTAATGATATATAATAGGGCTATAGACAGCATGGAGTTGCCAATTGATAAAATTAATAGTAAAACACAATTAATTTACGGTGATTACATATCCGGTATGGTAAAAGAACTGTCTTTCCTATCAGTCAAAAATCTGAGATGGTTCAACGAGAACAAACTGAAGCCTTTTCTTCAGGAATTAAAATCAGAAGAGGAAATTAGAAAAATGGGATATGAAAGTAAGGGTAATAAATAAAAACTATATTGAGACCGGTAAGACTGAAGTAATAGTCGAAATTACCGTTATCACCAAGTTTTGGTTATGGAATATCACCAAAGTATACAGGAAAGTATATGGTGAGTATTTTGAATACAAAAACAATGAATATACGTTGCTTACAAGAAGAAAAAAAGAAAGAATAATTAGTTGGTTTAAGTTGCCATCTGAGGATTCAGTATTTATTAAATAATAAACACATCATATTTTGGTGTGTTTTAAACACTAAAATATGTTAGAATCAATAATAAAAGTAAAGGATAAAGTTGAGTTTCTTTTAACAAGCAAACCTATCTTCAGAGATGATGATAACAAGCTTATTGCCAAAATATGGCATTCAGAAACACAGTCTAATTCTTTGATAGATTTTTTATTAGAGTTTGGTGATCATAAATTGTCATCACCAGAAGCTATAAGAAGGGCTAGACAAAAATTACAAGAAGAAAATCCAAGTTTGCGAGGATTGTTATATGCTAAAAGACATAAAAACGCATCAAAAACTAAATCAAATATTAACTACGTAAATTATTAAAAAATGTCAGAAAATAAAGAAACAATTGTTTTTCAAGATATAAGAAAATCACTCACTCTAGGACAATTTAAAACTCTTCAAGAATTAGCTTTAGAAGATTATCATCAATTAGCTAGAGGTTTTGAGGCTAAAAATAGATTTGAAAAAAAATCTGAAGATCAAATAGAAAGTGCAGGAGAAATGCCGCCAAAATTAGCTAGAAAAATAATAGATGGTGTTATAAGAAAAGCAGAAAAAGAATTTTTTGAGTTGTTTAAAGGCAATATAGATAGACATGAAGATGTTCTTGATTTCTTAAACACATTTAGAACTAAAGATGACCAATTAAATAAATTAATATAACCCTTAAAAACAAAAAATATGTTTACAGAATATAACGAAGAAGAAAATGAGAAGATAACTCTAAAATCACAACAAAAAAAGATAGAAAAAATAGCTAAGAAAATAGGTAAGATATCCAACAAGAAGACAGGTATTGTATCTTTGGTGGTTATGGCCGACAAAGAAGGAGTATTTTGTTCAACAAAAGGAAGTGGCAGTACATTATCTAAAGCAATTTTAGAGATAGCTCAGCAAGATGAAGACTTTAAGCGTCTAATAATTCGCACAGCAACTACATTAGCATCAGAAGATTTATCAGAAGATGATATTAAAGAGTTAACTAATTTAGCTAACAAAAAAATGTCTCGTGGAGATCTAGATAAACTTGATGCTCAAGTTAAGAAAGAAGTTCAAGATAAAGGTATCTCTTCATTTAAAACTCCTGATGGGGATGATGCGTTAGCAATTGATCCTAGTAAGATAGAAGACCTTAGCGATGAAGACGTTGATTCTATTGTAGATCAGATGCTCAGAAACAAAGGTATATCTTTTGGAAAAAACAATAATAATGACAAATCAGAATAAACAAAGAAATGTTATTCAAAAGAATGCCTTAAAGCTTTCTAAGAAACATAGATTTCTTTGTTTAGAATGGTCAACCGGGGCAGGTAAAACAAAAGCTGCCCTGGATATTGCTCAAGACTTATTCAAATCTAATCCAGATGCTGTTGGATATTTAGTATGCAAAGAAAGTACTCATAAAAAAAATTGGGTATCTGATATGAAAAAGCATGGAAAAAGCTTTGTTGAGAAAAATTTTAAGACTATATTGTACGCCTCTTTAAAAAGTCAAAATAAGCTTGCGGATTTTATTATTTTAGATGAATGCCATGCATTAACACCTAAAAGAATAACACATCTACGGCAAATCTTGCAAAAAGGCACTAGGATTATTTTTCTTTCCGCTACTATTCCGGTAGAGAAAAAAGAACTTATGAATAATCTTTGTAAAAAAATACATTACAATGTGTTGTCTTTAAATAAAGCATTTGAAATAGGTTTACTACCAAGGCCAAACTTAGTTGTACATCCGATTTACTTACAAAACAGTATATCTGATAAACAATGGGAATTTGTAGCTAAAAAAGCCAAAGGTAAAGAGGGTAAATACATTAAATGTACTCACAGTGAGATGTACAGCAATCTTAAGACACTTCCAAAAGGATATGGCTTGATATGTATAGGATCTGAAAGCGAGCATTACGGTGCACTTACAAAGCAAATGGAATATTATGATGAGCTATCGCAAAAACAAGGTGTTCCTTATGAAGTTAGACAAGGTTGTAGGTTTAAGTACCTTAACATTGCTTCTAATAGAAAGAAATTTATTGCTGAGGTTAAGACCTTGACAGTAAAGAGGCTTGTTGAATCATTTAGAGCAGATAAAAATAGATTTATATGCTTTACTGGGTCAATAAAACAAGTTGAGGAGCTTGGAGCTGATAATGCTATACATTCTAAAAATACAAACGATCATAATCAAAATTTGATAGATTGTTTTAACAACTCAGAATGCGATGAATTATTTGCTGTAAAAATGCTAAGAGAAGGTGTCAACTTAACAAATATAGAAAAAGGCATAATAACACAATTAGATAGTGGTATTGGATCTTTTTATCAGATGTTAGGTAGATGTCTAAGACACGAATTCCCAGAAATGCACTTAATAGTGTTGCAAGGGACTCAGGACGTGAAATACTTCAAAAGATCAATGAAGGGTTTCAACGAAGACTATATAACATGGAGATAAACAAAACGATATGGACGATATAACAATACCTGTTAAAAAGGTGGCGGAACAAGGTCTTTCCGTTAATGAATATTTAGTATTATATAATATTGCAAACAACTTCTCAATTACGGGGTTGTTGCATAACTCTATAGAAGTGCTAATCTCATTAGAAAATAAAGGTTTTATTAAAATGTCTGACAATCAGACTTATCTTAGAACTAAGGCCAATGTATTTTTTAGTGTTCATGAAGATTCTTTTACCGAGTGGCTTAATACCTATCCAACAATGGTGGCCAGAAAGCACGGAGGTAAGAGAGCTTTGTCACCATCGGGTGCTGATACCATATTAGGTAAAAAACTACGTGCTAAATGGGATAGAATATTCAAGAAAGACATAAATAAACAAAAGAAAGCTATCAAAGTTTTAGAACTTCAAGTCAAAGACATGAGGAAAAGTGGAGACATAGAATATATGGTTGAAGCAACTAGATGGCTAAATGAAGGGTATCACGAGAAATATTCATACTTACTCGATAATGATACAAGTACTAATAAGTATGAAAATGAAGACTACATGTAATATGAATAATAATAAAGTAAAAGATAGACTTCAAGGCTTAAAGGATATCAAAGCCAAGAAGGATGCTGGTGCAATATTTTGTATTCCTTTTGAGAATTATCCTAAGCTATCTGAATCAATACCAGGAGTTGTTCCGGGTATGATACAAATGGTAACAGCTGCTTCAGGTGTAGGTAAGACTCAAGTTACGAAGGCTCTCTATGTTAGAGAACCTTTAGAGTACGCTCTTAAGCACAATATAAAGCTCAAGATATTTTACTTTGCATTAGAAGAATCACAACAAGAATTTATTGACACTATGATATGTAATTTTATATCTTCTAGGTGTGGTATATCTATGGACTTATTGACCTTGCAAGGATTTCGAAAGAAATCTCTTGATCAGGATAAAATGGATTTAATAGACCAACACATACAAGACATAGAAAATTTACTAGAGAATGTAGAAATTATAGACTCAGTCTACAATCCTACAGGTATATATAAATATTGTCGTGACTATGCAGACAAGAACGGTACTCATGTATTTGAAGATAGAGAATTTATTAAGAAGAAATCAGACGGTTCTACCCAAAAAGTAACCAACAAAGTTTATTCTCATTATGTTCCTAACGATATAAATTCTATGACTATTGTTATTGTTGATCACATAAGCTTACTTACTCCTGAAAAGAGAAAAGACGGTGCAATGATGAATCAACATCAGACCATGGCACATTGGAGTACTAACTATGCGTTAAAGCAAGTTACTAAACATTGGAATTGGGCTGTTGTTAATGTGATACAGCAGGAGCAGTCGGGAGAAAAAGAGCAATTTACTAATAAAGGGGAAAGTGTTCAGAAAAAGACTGAGCCTTCTTTAGCAGGTTTTGCTAACAACAAAGAAATACAGCGTGATGCTAAAATAGTATTAGGCGTGTATTCTCCAGATAGATATGGATTTGAAGATTATCATGGTTA